CATCGGCATAATCATCTAGCCATTTAGACAGTGACTCTTCAGTTGGGTCAATGTCCTGCGGAATAAATGAAGCAATTTTGCCATTCACCCCGCGAGATGCGAGGACATCCTTAATTGCTCGTTCGCGTTGGCCCTTGCTAAGGTTTTCGAACTGAGCACGAAGCTCTTGTAGTTCTTTATCCTTTTGCTTTGAAGCCTTGCGTAGTTGCTTTACAAGGTCATTCGACGAATCGTTTGTAGTGATATCGTCGTCTTCATCCTCGTACTCGTAATTGGACATATGTCCTTCTCCCTATCAGTTAGTTGATTTCGCCAGCCTCATACTCCAATGGGGATTGGGTATGGCTCTGACTCCTGGTATTGTTATCACTCCACTAGGCCAGTAGTTCTAGTGGCAGGCTTTATTGTTTAGTAACCGCCAGCACGATCTCGTGCTAAGGCTCCAGTAGTTAGTCCAGATTGACCACCAAAGGTAGCCTTCTCAAGTCCAGTAATTTTCTGGCGTTGCTTGCGTGCTTCTGCTGCGCCAGGGACATTAAATATGTCTGATTCTGCTGTTGTCTGGGTATATGGATCTTGTTGGTATATTGATGCCAACTCTGAACCACGTTGCAGTCCACCACCGATTACAGAATAACCTGCGGTAGCTGCTGCTTTATCAACACCATATCTCTGCAGTTCTTCTGCTCTTGCAAGGCTAGTTGTAAGACCCTTTTGTGCAAGTGCTGCTCCACCAATTTCGGCTGTTGTTATTTTGCGCTGGATATTCTTGATAGCATTTGCAGGGTCAAGAGCGTAAGCCAAGATATCGCCATCAGTAATCTCTGGATAAAATTCTTTTAGGGCCTGTGCTATCTGTGGCGCACCTCTAATGACTCGTTCTTGAGCTGCCGCTATACGCTCTTCTAATTCTGTATTGCTTATATCAGCAGCTATTAACTTTTCAAAACCTTCTTGTTTTCCATATAGTCCAGGAGTATAATAATTTTTAGGTAGGCCATATCTATTCATTACTTTTTGGTATTGATCTTCTAGCGCTAAATAAGTTGCAGGACTAAGAGCTCTAAATCCTGCTTTAACACGAGCATCATTAGCAGAGAATCGAGTCATATATGCTTTTGTATTACGCAAAGCCTCTGGTATTTGTGATACAGATGTTGCCTTCATAAGAAGATCCTTGCTATCTTCTACAAGAGCACCAAGACCAAGAGCGTTATACTCGTCATATAATCTTTTGTAAGCATCAGACATTTCGGAATTTGGAACGATGACATCTTTTTTATCGCCACCGCCGCTAGGTAACACTGGTGCTGAGGCTTGAATTGGAAAGTTGCCATCTTTGTCTTGTCCAGCAAGTGGACCGCCGGTATAAACCATCACCTTTTCTCCAGTGGTGGTAGTAATCTCAGCCATTGGATATTGTTCTGCGCCCAGTGTTGCCATATTAGGATTAGGGTCAGACTGAGCTGTTCTTTTAGGTAAAGAAGCTATCTCACGAATACGATCTTCTGGCGCAGTTGTCATACTTCCCCCATAAATCCAAAGTCACGCTTAACCTGAGTAATCATTGCACTGACCTCATCGTTAGCTTCTTGTGAATACTTCCATCGGTTGTCTGTACGTAAAGCCTTTTTGTAATCATACAAAGACATTTCTTTATCAGGCCCAATAGCCATACGCAGTGTTGGATCATCTAAAGTAATTGTTTCTGGATTTACTCCAAGGCTAGAAGCCATTATTCTTTTATATGGAGAATAAAGTGTCTCAAGATCTGTACCACTTTGCATAAGTTTTTTAATAGAATCTGGTTGTCCAAGTGAAGCTATTGACCGGATATCATTTTTGATAAGATCAACATCTTCGCCCTTTTCAATTCTAGCCCTATAAGTATCTAGTTGATTCTTGGATAAAGATATACCATTTGAATTAGCCACACTGTTTAATGAATCTTCTAGTTTCAGTACACCTTGTTGGTTAATTGTGCCTTGGTACTTGCTTATTTCTTTTGCAATATTGCCTAAGATTATAGGTGATGCTTTAGGATTAGCATCATACTTACCGGAAGTTACAAGGTCAAGTAAAAATTGATCTTTATCCAGACCACCATAAGTTACTCCATCAACATATTTAGATGGATTCTTTTTTTGGGCATCATTAAGAATAGATGTAAGAGCTTTAAGTTCTTTGTCAGTTGCCTGACGTCCAAGCAAATCACCAAATATCTTATTGATATCTCCCTTAGCCTGGCTAGCACTAGAAATATAAGATTGTGGAGGTGAAGCGACTTGACCACCACCGCTAGCCTTTATTGCTGTCTTAAAATAATCTTCGATTGTCCCAGTTCTGGCTAAAATATCAGAGGAACCCATAATATTTTGAGCAAGTTTGCTTACATATCCACCAACATAGCTTGGATCAAGAGTCTTTCTACCGGTTAAACCAGCAACTGCAGCCTTAACTCGTCCATATGCCTTTGGATCTGTTCCAGCAAGGCTTGTTATATAAGAACCAATTTGGATTGGTGGCAAAGCAAGAGGATTTCCCTTAGTATCAACTAAACCAAATCCAACATCTACCGTGTAAGTTGTGGGTACTGAACTCGTACCACCGATATCCATACCAAATGAAGGAGGTGGGGTTACATTGTCACCAGGTTTGTTGGGATTTCCTATTCCATCTGGAGTCCAAACGAACTTACCGTTCTTGTCTTTAGTCCAAGACATTACTTGTTCACCTCAATTACTTCATAGTTATCATTTTCAAGATAGCGTGTATATAGATCAGAAAACCCAGTATCATATAATTTGAGTTTAATAATGTAATCATCCCACTTATCTTTGAGATCAGCGTTTGCAGGATCAGTCAAGCCTGAAGTTCCTAGATACTTTTTACGTTGAGCAAGTTCATTGGCAACATAATCTCTATTAAGGACATAATCTTTAACTGCCAACATTGTTGGAGTGTTTCCATATTCTTTCATCCAAGGTTCATCGCCAAGAGTCTTAATAAGCCCCTTGACATAACGCTTGGTTTTGGTGAAATCACCAACAGAGTTATCGTAGGCTTCTGCCCAAGATGGAAGATAAGCCTTGATTGATTCAACGGATGCTTCCCACTTAGCCGTTAAACCCATTTGCTGTGCAGCTTGTGAGTTAATGCTCTTTAGTCCGTATCTTGTAAGTAAAGCATCTCGCTGCTTTGAGAACTTCTCATAGTAATTCCAGCCAAGGCTTTCTTCACGGTCTGTAATAACGTCTTCAGTTGCGCGAGTTTCGGTGTATTTAATTTCTCCACCTGGTCGAACATTCTTATTGCGGAAATAGTTGGCTGCGGCATCTGAATACTTATCAGAGTTATTGCCATAGTTAGCAATAAATCCTACAAGTCCTGGAACATTTAGTTTATCCATTTCACCAATAAGTGGTCTAAACTTTTTTTCGTTAACCACTGCACCAACAGTTGGGTTAAGATTAGTTTTATTTTTGCTTGTAGGAGCAGTTATTATATAACCAACATCTCCATACTTATTAAGAATATAATCATCAACCTTGGTCTTGCCAATTTTTGGGTCTTGTAATGCTGCTCGATAATCATCCATAATAGGTTGCCATTCGGCACGGAATGTAAATGTAAAAGGTAAACCTAGATTAGCACCAATGCGAATCTTAAAGAGTAGATTAGCAAGTTTAATTGCATCTTGGAAATTAGGCTGCTTGCCAATACTTCCATCTTGTTCCCACTCGTAACGAAGAGTTTTCATAGCACTTGCTACTGATCTTGCGTAAGTAGCATCATCAAGTCCGGATTGAAGTGATGCAAACTTTTGACCAGCTGCCGGTAATAGCAACTTCCAAGGATCTGCAGGCGCTCTTCCAAACGGAATTAGGCTATTCATAATTGCATTTGATGTTTGTTCGCCAAAGAAATCATTAAGAAATGTCTTAAAGTTTTCTACTTTATCTGGCCTGCTGTTTGCTAGGACAGATACAGGAATTGTAACTGGTATGCCAAACGATGGTGCTAGCGGATTATCTCCAGTTAAAAATACGTTAAGACTGTTCTTAGGAACAGAAACTTGATACCCCTTTGGAATACCAAATCTTCCTTGAACACCTTCTGGAATAGTAATGATGATAAACTGATTCTCAGATGGTGGCGCTCCTGGTGGGACTTCCTTGCCATCGCTATCAATAACAGTTGCAACTCTGTTCGGTAGATTCCAAATCTGATTTGCTCGCGCTATGCGTGAAGGATCTTCGAGTAAGAACTTTCCGTATACCTTTACAGCATTGTATTGAGCGTTAAAGAATGGAACCAAGAAACGCATCGTATTAGACAAACCAGTGTTATTAGATATACGATACAAAACATCTTTGAGTACTTTTTGGGATGTAGCGTGAGCGGTGCGTTGCATCTGAATAATTAGATCTGGGTCTTGAATATTCTTACCCATACCTTCTGCAAGGTTAATTTCTTGCTGAAGATTCTTCTTGTACAGACCATTGTAGAAAGGCCAAGCTACCAGATTGTCTTCCGGAGTTGAGCCAATCATCTTAAAGATGCCAGAAATTGCATCGTTAATAGTTGTTTTAATGACACCCTTGCCATAGCGAAGTGTGTCTTCTATAAGAGAACGTCCTGCAACAGGAATCAAGTTAGGAGTTCCACGCATAAGCAAATCAAATTGTTCAGGTGATAATTCTTCACGTGCTATTAATGAACGTACTTGCTGATCTGGTAGCAGTTTATAGATACGAGAACGAGCCTCTAATACGTGTGCAGGAATATCAACCTTGCTTATATCTGCATTAATTTCTTTTAGGTAAAAAGCACCTTTAGGGCTTCTTAGCCATTCAATAACCTTTTCGTCAGGCAATCCTTCAAGGATCTGCATAGCAAGTTGGTCATTGCGCAGTCTTTGATTTACAAATACAGCCAATTCATTAAAATACTGTGGGTCGCCAGGATTAACAGCGATTCTGCTTTCGCTTAAATTCATTCCAGATGTAAAAGTCTTTGAACCCTTTGCAGCATCGAAGCTAAGATAGGCTTGGCCTTCTGTCATCCAGTTAAGTGAACCCTGGCTTGAAGCCTCAGCTCTAGTAAGAGAACCATTAGGGCCAGCAAATGCACCATCTGCTGTAACCTTTTTACCATTAGGCGACATAAATACTTCTTCGCCTTCACCAGCTTTGATGATTTTAAGATCTGCACGACGCTTGGCCAAGAATTGAGATTGCTCAACCTTTTCAAGAATTTCATTATCAATCTTATTTGCAAGATCTTGGTAAACCTTAATACGCATCATATTATCTTCACCAAGAAGACTTGCTATTTCTTCAAAATTTTCAGCGCGTGATGCTTCGTAAGAAGTGATAACCCTAATGTTTGGGTATTCTACCGGTCCTTTACCTCGCAAGTTGAGCGAGCCAACTGATTCAATCTCATCAGCAAGCATACCTGAAGGGATGCCACGACGAGCTTCGATTTCAGGCACTGAGCCTTTAGGTAAACGTCCTTGCTTACCAGGAATCTTGTAAAACACTTTGCCGCTTAGATAATCAGCATATACAAGTGTAGTATCTTTAGGAAGGGTAGGAACTACTTCTTCTCTTACGTACTTAGAAAAAGCCTTACCTTGTAAAGATTCAAATTTAGTTTTATCCTTACCGAAAAGAAGACCTTTTTGTGCTTTACGCTTTGACATTAATTCAAAGTAAGCAACGCGGTCTGTTTCCTTCAGAAGCGGCTTAGACTTAGAAGTAATTGCAAGTTCAACCATTTCTGGTGTTACTTGCTTTCCAAAGGTTCCAGAAGCATTTGCATAATACGCCTGAGGAGTAAGTTCATCAAGAATTGATTCACGTACATTAATCACATCTTGACGTTGTTGGATTAACTTACCAATGTCTGTATTTAATTGTGATGGTCGTGTAGCAGATATAGTTTCATCAACAAAGTTCTCTGCTTGCTTTACGCGAGTTCCAAGATTTTGCTTAAATGTTTTGAATACTTGATCGGTTTTAGCAATAGATCCTAGAGCCAAAGCTGCACGTAACTGTCCATCAATAGTGTTACGAATAGGATAACCCATACGAGTAAGAACGGATGCCTTAAATAAAGAGTTAGCAAAGTCCATCGCATCTTCAAGTTCTTTACCTATAAGTCTAGCCTGTAAGCCAGCCTTGGCAACACCCTCACCTGATGGAATAAGTTTTTTGTATAGTTTAAGAAAACTATCAAAGTCTTTGAAATCCATCATAGGAACTACGTTAGGCATTTCAGATTTCCAGAATGGTGATGTAACTAATTTTCCGCTATCATCAACCCAGAAACCTTTAGTGCCAATATCGTTCATAATTCCGCGACGAACTGTTCCAAATGCTTTATACCACATAGTAGCTTCTTCAATAGATAAACCATTTTCAAGAGCAATAATATTTGCTACTTCTTGTTCAATGTTTTCTACCTGAGCAAAGCGTTCTGTAGCGTTTCTAGCAAGTGCATAATCTGAAAAGAGTTGTGTTTTTACCGCAAGGTATTCAGGGTTACGTAATACTGGTACTGAGTTAAGAGCATATTTAATTTGATTAGCAGAATCGGCCATTGGGCCACCATCAATGCGAATGATTCCATTAGGAAGTTTATTAAACGCTGCCTGAATGACTGCAACAGGTCGTGAAAATGCAGTCTTTTGAAATGTCTCTGTATAGAAAGAAAAATCTTGCTTTAGTTCAGATGCTCTAGCACGAGCCTTTTCGATAGAAACACCAATGTTTTTATTAAATAAATTAACGTCAGCAGCTGATGTATACTCATTAAGAACTCGATAATCACCAAGACGTTCGTCCATTGCACGAGCAAGGTTTGTATCACGTAACTTCAAGTCATCAAGCACTCTAGTCAAACGATCATATTCTTCAATAGTAGGCTCTAAGTTTTTAATATCAGCACCAGCACCCCATTCAATATTGGCATATTTTTTAGCCACAGGGTCTAGTAAATCTTGAGCACGTTCAATTTCATCGGCAATAGATGCACGACTTGCCGCAATCTTTGCAAGCGATGCTCTATCGCCAGCTGCTGCTGCAATAAAATTAGCAGCATCTTCGTAAGTATTTGCTTCACCCATAAGGGCTGTCATTAAGCGTGGATTTGTGCTCTTGGTAATAAGGGGATGAGTAGAAACTTCTGCCACGTTCTTGCCAACAAGAGAGGCTACTGCTGTTCCGATAGGAGTCTCACGTCCAGCCTGTCCACCGGTTTCTACAAAGATACCGTGTTGATCTAAATCTTTGCGTACTCGTACAATATCGTCTGCAGTTTCTATAGGCTTAATAAATAAGTTTTTACGTCCTACTGCAATACCCTTGCCCGCTATAACCAGCGGATCTAAATACCAATTTACAAGTCCATCTACCGCACCTGAACTAGTCTTGCCAAATACGTTGTCTTTGAAAGTTTCTTTGCGATCTGTAGGATCTGCGATATTAAAATATTTGTTAAAAACTGAAACCCAAGGCGAGATAATTGCTTGTCCTGGACTTACATTATCAGGTACTCCTGCTGCTTTTTCTTCTTCAGTAAGTGGTCTAGCAAGTTCCCAGTTTGCCGCAATATCTGGAACAGTGCCTCGGCTCGCTTGTGTTGCTGAAAGAATTGAAGTTGTTAAAGGTTGAGTAACTTTTGGATATAGAAATCTATATGCCTTCTCAGCTTCTGCTATACCAAGATTAAATGCTGCATCAGCTCTAATTGTTTCTGCTGGTTTTAGTGCAGTTGCAACTGTAGCTTTTCCAACTTTTTGTCCAGCCGCTTTAATTGGTGCTGCAGCAGCCGCTGCTACCTGAGTTGTATCTGCACCAGGAATAATCTTTCCACCAAATGCACCAGCAAAACCTGCAGCTACATTTTCTCCAACTGCGGATATACCTTGACCTATTTTAGAGGCAATGGCATCTTTAATGGTATCCCAATAATTAGCCAATTACTGCACCTCTCGCGTAATAGTTTTAATAAAATCATCTCTATCCTGGTCTGATTCCCAAGGAATATTTGCAAGCGAAATAACTATTCCAGGATAATCGTAACCAAGTGCGTCAACAAAAGCTGTAACATCTTTAACAAATTGGTTCATAGTGAACCTTGGAGGAAACTCACAAATGCTCTAAAGGACTGTGGTGTATCTTGCGCTGATGCCATTGCACTCAATGACGGTAAATATTTTGCAACAATATCTTGATCGTCTTGTTTGATTTGATTCATCATCAAAGCATCAGATCCTGCGCCTTCACCCATATCAATACCTGCGGTGATTGGTTCATCAGGACGTTGCGTTGGTGCAAATAATTCTGTAATTGGTTCTTTCCTAACATCTGGTGCTGTAGCAAGTGGAGCACCGGACTGTATGGCAGCTGTCTCTACACCTTCACCGTATGCGATAGAACCCATCTGTAGGTTGTCAGTACGCGTAGAATACTTGCCAGGACCTGCTGGGCCAGCCAATGGATTCATTGGTGCTGTTGTCATCGGTCCTCCTCTAAAGTCTCTAGGTCTTGCGCCATCTGTTCCCAAGCCTGATTAGTTTCAGTCTTTTGGTTGGAATGGTAAATGCTTAATTCGTATAATGATTCAAAAAATCCTGATGCAACCTGCGACAAGTTGTACGCAGTTTCTGCAAGTATTACTACAAAATCGGAGGGGCGTATAGGGCGACGTATTTTATTATTATCCATCACCCTATACACCTTCCATTAAATTTATTAACCCTTTTTTACTGATGTTCCTCTGCGGCCTGCTGGCATCATTGATGGAACTACCTTACCGCCTGCTGGCTTAGAGGTATCCTTCTTGCCTTCAACTGGCTTTGACATTGGCGCTGCTGCGCGTGATCCTTGATTCATATTTACACCTCCCTCACTTATGCTGCGCCGGTGATACCAGCGAGTAGTTGTGCTATATCTGGACGTTGACCAGCAGCAGGGGCCGAACCAGCTTGTGTTTGTGGAGGTTGCTGCGAGGCAGGGGCGGGGGCCGCACCTGCTGCTGGAATCTGTTGCTCCATACCTGGTGCCATAGGTGGCATCTCTGGGGTTGGGGCTGGTTCTGGTGCAAATGCTTTTTCGATCACGTTCTCTAGGGCTTGTCCCTTTTGGCGACCTTGGATAACAGATGCGATACGCCCGATAATCTGTGAAGGGTCTTGGCCTTGCGCCGCAAGAGCCGGTATCGCCTGAGCGTACTGAGCAACAGCAACGCGCAGAGAATCACGCATTTCTTCAATATCAACACGTTGTTCCTCCTGTGTAACGTTAAGATCCATTGGGATCTCACGACGTACATAGTCACGTGATACGAGCTTATCTGAACGCATCTGTAGTAAAGCAATGATGGCACGGTTAGGGTCCATACCAGACATAATTCCGTAACGGACATCTACGCCGTACTCACCCTTGATGTCACGTGTTGGGGTGTATTTAAGTACATAAGGTGTTCCATCGTCTGAACCCTTGATTGTCTTTGGAATACCACCAAAGATCTTCTCATCTGCTTCAAAGCAGATAGCAACAAGTTCTTGGAACATACGAGCAAACTGTGCTTGCGCTGCCTTGATCTGTGTATCAAATCCTGCCTGTAACGCTTGAACACCACGACCTGTAACAACAGATGCGTCAATGTTACCTGAGCGAGACTCTGGGTAACGAGCACCCATACGTAGTTCACGCTCAAGAACGCCAGACTCTGTAAATACTCCAGGTGGTAGTTCTAGTGGTACACGACGAATACCTTGCGGATTAGCAGAACGCATAATCGCATCTGGTCCAAGAGCCAATTCCTGCACATCCTGTGGGATAGCAATAGGTGCTTGGATAGATTTTTCAGCAGCTTGGATCTGCAAGATAGCAAAACGAGCACGAGCAAGTTGTACTGAGAGCACATCATCAAACTGACCACGTGCTTCTCCATCAAGAGAAGAACGCATAATGACAGATGCCATTGCCTTACCTAATACGTTAGGTGTGCTAGATAGAACTAAGTTCTTACGCTCTGGCAGGTAGAGTACATCCTGATCCTTATCGTGGTACTTGACCATTGAGATATAAGGCGAGGACAACTGGTACTGATTGCGACCTAAGATCTGGTCGTAGAACTCTGGGTACTGTGATGCTAGCGTCTCTGCATCTGTAACAATAACCTGTGTAACAGATAGTACTCGACCATAACGGTCTAGCTCTGGGTAGGTACCAAATGGGTTGAGCATACGGATACGAGGATTGTTATCATCATAATCCATCTCAACCATACCAACACCAAGACCGTATGTGTTATACCAGTCTGCTGCGGTATACATCTGAAGTTGTAGATCAGAGTTGGTTACATAAAAATTAGCGATACGGGTACGAGTATCTGCAGCCTTGCGTGCAGCATCTGAAACCATATTGGTTGCTGAGCAGTTAAAGGATGGCAGTGGTGCCATTGCCTCTGCTAAGTCACGGGCTGCTACATCAATGAAGTTAGCAACGAGAGGCTTTGGATAGTCCTCTGAGAACATTGATGGGAATACTTTGGAGATATCTCCTTGACGCACTGAAAGCACATCACGCATACGTTGGTCACGTGCTGCTGACCGTGTACGTAGCCGCGATAGTTTCGCGTCAATCTCTTTGACTGATAACAATGTTATCTCCTAAATTACTCTCATTTTGTTTTGTTCTGCGAACGCTTCTTCCAGATTGATAACTGTTCGCTTGCCTATCTCTTGGCGAGATAGGAATGGGTTTTTCATATGGTGCGTGGCATACTTTCCGTAGTTGAGCATCTCACGTGCTCTAATCTCACAGAACCACAAGGCCATCACCATATCGGTCTTACCCTTAGTCGTTGGAGTCCAGGTAATTAACTGCTCAATCAAAGCCTTAATATTTTCGGTCTGATCGCTTGGCAGATGTATTAAATTATCTCGATGGTGCTTACCATCAAACTGCTTGGTACCAAAGAGGGTAGCCATAGATGCCACACCGAAGCCGGCATCCCACTTGTTAGAACCAGTATGGTGTTCTTTGAACTGGACTCCGCGAGAAGCCAA